CTGATTAACTTAGGTGATGCCACAGCACTACCAAAGACAATAGTCGTAGGCGTTAAACTGTAAGCACTAGGGGGCTGCACCACGCCATCAATAGTCACAAAGAACAGATCTTCATTTAAACCTGAAGGAGCCGGACTAAGCGTATAGGTAGTCGCGCCGGAACCTGAAATTGACCATAACTCCGGCTGCATGGCAGAACCGCCAAAGAGGGTGGCTAGGTTGAATTGGTTTACCGTAACAGCATCTTGAGCGGCAGTACCGTCTGTAAGATTAGTAATCGGCTTATTTCCTGCTGTCCACGCAGTCTGCGTTATGTTAAGACCCAAAGCACCGGAGCCGCTGTCGTTGGACTCTTGGGCTACATGGACAAGCCCTTGTACTGCTCTATCAAGATCTCCGGAAGTAAGAACGGAGCCATCATTGAAGTCAATAATCAGAGATTGAAATTGAGCAAGAGTCAGATCACCAAGGGTTCCGCGCGCGGTTTCCCGTTGTAGTCGGATATTTACTCCGGAAGCGGGGGCTGTGCCAAACTGCACCGCAGGTGTCGTAGCCATATTAACAAAAGAAAATCCGGTTGTTTGAAGAACATCATTCAAATACACCTTGATAAAGGCGGTGCTTACCCATCCATCAATACCGGATAACGTAAAGGTGGTTTGTGAATTATCACCTGTATATAGTTTGTAACTGTTTGCCATGTTGGTTTCTCCTTAGATTCATTACCTGTCGCGGGGTTGGGTTGGACGTAGGCGTAAATAGTCTGAAAGTTCAGATTCTTGGATGTTGAAAAACTGCTTAAGTCCCGGCAGATTCTGCGCGGGAAGCATAAGTCTAAACGAGTGCAAAGTACGCTGAGTCATTTCGCGTTCAAGGCTTGAACCTGTGGCTCTACCTACGGTGGCTCCATACAGATCTTCCGCAAGTCCATAGGTTCTTACAAGCGTATCCTCAAGGGGAACCCCAAAGGTAGATTGTCCGCTATAGCGATACTGTGAGAAGAGCGGATCTTCACTTACGGTGTGTTTCCAAGCAGCATCAACACCAAGAATTGCAAGGAAGAATTCCGAAGGACCTGCAAGCGCACCACGGATAAAGCCATCCTTAGTTAGAGTCTTGGCAACTTCGTCAGCCTTCTTAAAATCATTAGAGGCTTGATATGAACGCCAATCGGCATAGTTACGTCCATATGCAATCATTCCGGAGAAGATAAGCGTTGAGCCAATTTCCGCAGCCACACGCTTACCACCGCCTTGCTGTACTCGACCAATATTCTGTAATAGGAAGTTATCTACGCCCTTCAAGTTAAAGGATCTAAACTGCGTAGCAGCACTTCCCCAAAATCCAAATAGGCTCTTAGCGAAGTCACCACGGGTTGGCATATCTTGAATACGGGTTTTAATAGCGCGGTCAACAAAGTCTCGTAGCAGATCCATCTCAATCTTATTCATGCTCATGTTCTGCATACCAACAATGCGCTCACCAAGGAATCCGGCTTTAGTTAGAGCATTGGTGCCAACATAAGAAATCAACGTGTCATATTGAGCAGTTGTTAATCCTAAGCCTTTAAGGGTGGCAGCATCCAAACGCGCTCCCCCTCGTGCGGCTTCCCATAGGTGTTGCATACTTGCTGCGGCTGTTAACTGTTGTGTCCAACTAGTTAGTGGCGCTAGTCCGGAGATATCCGATAGCAGATTAGCAGCCACATCTAGACCCTGTCGGGCTCTTCCTAGCGTTCCGGGACCTTCACTTAACGTATCAAGCCCCACAGACAAGAACTCACGCCGGAGACGATCTGTAGAAGGAGACATCCAAGTATCAATCCATGAAGCAAAGTTCTGTGTAGGACGATCAAGGTTGTGCCAATTGGTAACCATCTCCGTAAGAATTGGAAGTTGATTAATGGTCTTAACTAGCCCAAAGGTTCCCACAACACGAGCCGTTTCGCCCAACTGCGCCAAACCAAACTGTCCACCCTTGAGGAGATAACCATAAGCCATCAAGATACCCTTAGCCTGATCGCTAAATTGAGTAGTACCTGAGTGCAAGGGTTCAAAGGTCATGGCTGCCATAACTTCGCGCAAACCCTTTTCGTGTTTTGGAAGAATGGCTCCAGTTACCTTTCGAGCCATAGCAAACATCTTGTCTATGGACGTAATTCTTTCAAAAGGTAGGACTTGCGTTGTGCCATTAGCAAGCGTCTCTGTAGGTCCAACAGCGCCCTTAGCAATCAAAGCATCGTTCATTGCATTCAAGAACTTACGCTCATTCACCGCTCCCATAACAGAAGTGGTGTATCGCTTCAAGACCATTGGTAGGTTATTGTGTAACAAATCCGAAATACTGAGGGTTGCGCTGCCATTTCCTAAATGATCTGCTGTAAGCGCAACTGAACTACCTTCGTCAAGGAGTACGCGACCCTTACCGAAAGGTGTAGGGCTTGAGGTGTTGGGCTTAATTGGTCCTAACAACGCCCCAAGAGCCTCAAAGAGTTCTTGATCCTGCGCCATAAGAGGAGCATTCTCTGTTTCAAGAGCAATGTTCTTCAAGCGTTCAGCAAACACTACTGCGGCTTCACGAACGTCTCCGGTAAACGTAGTTTCTACGCCATCAATAACTACCTTCCGTCCACTACGTCCCAAAGCATTTTCAATCAAGGATGTAAGATCAGCCATTCCTGCCGGAGTAGAGGCAAGCCTCCGAATGTGATCAAAGCGCCACAAGCGCGGCATATAGTTAAGTACTGCACCATTCATAAAGCCCGGAACTCCGGCTTCAAAAGCAACCTCGTGCAAGCGTTGGAAAATCTTCTGAACGCCCTTGGCTGTTTCATTGACTGCAAGATTTGAATCAGCCGTACCCGATCGAAGAACCTTAATAACACGAGTATCAAACTCTTGGCGCACGGCTTTATTCTTTGCTCCCCAACGAGCGGCTAGTGCATGAAAGAGATTAAGTTCCGATGCCGGAGTAGCGTTGCCTTGCGCTTCCATTGCAAACTTGGTATATCCATTTCGGTATCCCGTAGTAAAATGGTATAGAACAGACTGCACCATTTGAATACCGTGTTCAAAGAGGGTAGTAGCCTGTGCGTCATCTCCCACACGCCGAGCGTTAAACGAAATATTTGCCATGTAACGCACCATGCCGTTCTCTGACTGCATAGCAAGTGCGGCTTGATTTAAGACGTTACTGAGCGGACCTAGGTGCAAAGTAGTACGCGGCGTATCATCAAACATGGCGTACATGACGTTAGACGGTAGAGGACCAAACATTCCCTGTGGTCCACCGGGAGTTGCTTGATTTCCTTTTAGCCATCCCGCCATGCCATTTTTGAAGTTACCGGGGGCGCGACCAAGGCGATTACGGGCTTGTCTAGCCGCTCCGGTTAGCGTTGCGTTCTGTGGGATCTGCGCCCGTGCAACACGGTAGCGACCGTTCATCCAATCTTTAGTAAGTTTGTCGTACTTTGCGGCACCAAACACAGCACGAATTTCTACTGAAGCGTTTTCCATCATAAGACGCAAATAGCCAAACACGTTCTTTGTGTCTTTTTCTAACTTCAAACGCTTTAGGGTTGATGAGGTTAGATTGCCTACGACCCACTCATCAAGATTAGTAAGTTGATAGAGATCATCAAACGGAATGTTGGGGCGTTGCACACCAAGTTGATATACCGCCTTTTGAAGATCCGCTTGATTTGATCCCCAAGCGTCATCCCATTTGACTCCATTTTTCAAGTGCATCTTCTTAACTGCTTTTACATAATCCTTATTCATCCGCACCAACATACTGTTGTCGATATAGCCTGTAAAAGCGTGCCAAATTTCGTGTACAAAGGTCTTGCTAAAGCGCCCACCATTCATTGCAGTATTAGTGATAGTGACTACATCACGCAGAAAGTCAAAAGACCCATCCATGTTTGCAATATCGCGGATGCGAAGTCCAAAGTTTGCAAAGTTGTCAGGACCTAAACGCTCCATAAGCCGCGTCATCACTCGCGCTTCATCTGTTGTTAAGTAAGGCTTTCCGGTCTTCTTGTTTACTGTTTGAGCAAGGCGTTGAATTCGATCTTGCATTGCCGCCATTCCGCGCTGAACCGGATAGTTAGGATCGGTAGTAGCCACCTTTCCCGGACCACTTTTAGCATAGAGGGTTCCTCCTGCCTTGGCTTCTCGCGCCAAAGGTCCCAAGTTCTTAAAATACGATTGAGGAATATCAATAGGAGTTCCGGTATCCGGTACCCGCTTATTAATAATTTCTGCAACAGCCGTGCGCCGTGCGGTTCGATCAAGGGTGCGCCTACCGTTGGCATTCAAACGCTTGGCGGGATTGTTCACCACCATACGCAATTCATCAACAACTTCACCAACAGTTGTTCGTGTGACTTGCCCCCCACGATCCTTAATCTGTTGCAACACTTCAAAGATAAGTGACTTGGGATTTGTAGGATCTAGATGCATATTCTTACGAAAGCCTTCAAAGACTGACGTAATCATGTTTTCTCGTGTGGCTACATCAAGCACATTGCGGTCTACGGTGCCAAAGCGAGGAAGAGCGTTGCCCTTAATGGCTGTAGCAATAGATTCAACGTGTGACGCAATGCCTACTTCTCGTGAAACTTCTTCCCACAGTTTGGCATTAAAGGCGGTTCCTGTAAGACGGCTTTGTTCGGCGGCTAGAACGCCACGCGTAACACTCTTAAAGAGGGCTTCATCAATAGGAATGCCTAGATCTCCAAGAGCCGCTACTACCGTTTTAACGGTTGATTGAGCCCCACGAACCAACATCTTGGGTCGTTTGATCTTAGATCCCGGACGCATAAAGCGGATCTCGTCTCCAACCTGTGGCAACTCCTTCAATCCGGCAGCCATCATGCCGTTGCGGAGATCCATTAGTTGTTGCTCTGTTACTTGACTTACCTTAACAGTAACGGCTTTCAACCGCTTTGTAATGGTTCGTGCATTGGATTCTACATCAAGCGAGACGTTTGCAGCATCGTAACCCGCTCGTGCGGGTGTGCTACCCATTGAGGGGTTGGGTAGGGGTGTGTCAGTAAATGTTCCCGCTACTCGCGCAGTTAACTTCTCAGCCTCAAACTCAGCACGAATAGGACCGTCTACCGCGCTCAACCTAAATGTAAACTTGCGCTTCTCTAGAAGGTTTCCCTTAAGCATAGCCAACAAGTCATCAGGAGATGACATTGTATGGAACAGACGCTTTCCAAAGTCGGTTGCTGCGTACAGCGGACGTTGCCACACACCCTTCTTTGACAACCGGGCTGAAGTGGCTTCAATGAAAGGAGGAAAGTTTGTGACGTTTCCAAGGCTATCTACCGTACCGCCTACAGCGCCACCGGAGATTACCGGAGTAGCCCCTGACGTTGTTCGTGTTCCCGGAGCAAACATATCTCCCGTCTTTTCCCAATCAGCGTGAAGACTAGCCCCAAGTTCATCTGCGTTGGCGGCTCCCGATGTGGCAAACAACACCTTGTCTGCATTCGCTGTAGAACTAAAAGGCAGATCAGGAATGCTGTGTAGCGTAAAACCGCCGGGAAGGTTTATAACTTTGGTGCGCTTCAGTTGTTCGGCGGCTTCCATAATGCTTGATCGAAGCATCGTGCGTCCAAACACCAAGCCACCCGCAATGCCACCAATAGATCCGGCTACAACTAGGTCGTGAAGAATAGTTGAAGCGTCCGGATGGTAGTTAGGATCAATGCCTTCCTTTACAGCAATAAACATTCCTTCTTGAGCCATCATTAGTGCGCCATGACGGAAAGTCAGATTAGTGCGCCCTACAGTATTTGCTGCACTTGTTACGGTTTGAGCAAGGCTTCGTATGCCAAACCCTGTACTTTCTTTAAAAACCGCTTCTCCCGCCATAGTAGTACGAGCGCCCAATCCGGCAAGGGCTAATGGTTCGACTGCGGCACCAATCGCCACCATTGCGGTTACGTCAGCAAAAGTTCCCAACATGGATCCTAAAGCAACATTTCCTTTGATGTTTGCTTGTGTTTCCGGAAGCCCCAACATGACAAAGTCCCGCTTTGCTGCATATTCTTTGTAGTTACTTGAGGCTAGTAAATAACCCCACTCTGTCTTTGGGACTCGTTGCAAATCTGTGGCAATGGAATCAAGATTGTTGTCCTGCCCCCACGAAAAAGGATCGGTAGATTTTGTCTCAGAGCGAGGTTGAAAATTTAAAGGATCTTGAGAACCTTGAGGATCAAAGAAATCTGTCGCTATTTGTACGCCCCGCATGACGATTGCGCCTGTAGTGGAATTACGCGCACCCGCAACAATACCGCCAAAAGGAGATTCAGAATAATCCTTTTCTAATTCTGTCTGTGGACGCGCCCTAGTTAAGTCTTGCTGTAACTTTAATTTTTCAGAAGGACTAAAATCAAAGAGTGGATCCGGAAAAGCATTTTGTTCAATCGGCATAAAAATCCTAAGTTTGGTTTACATCTTCGATGAGGATTGCATATACGCACCAATCCGGCGATTTTCAGCAGCCTGTTCATCTTGTCTTTTCTTTTGCATCCAAGACAGATAGGCTAGAACTTCCTGTTTACCGTCTACAACAATATCCTTGGCAGTTACAAGTACATCTGCAAAATGCACATCATCGCTGTTGCGAATACCGTAGACCTTTTGTCCGTTTGGATTTAAACCGACCACAACAAGTTTTGCATCTTTTGAGTAGTTTTGTTCCAACCAATATTTAACTCTACTTGGTGGCATATCAGGCGGAAAGTCTTCTCTTGGTAGAAAAGCCCCATTAATAACCATGTATTTAGCGGGGTCTTGAAGTTCGTCTCTTGTAGCAACAAACGCGGCTTTAGCGTTATAGCCTTCACGAAGATGCTTAGTAAGAAGTTTGTGCGCTTCGCTTGCCATAAACACCGCAGAGTCTCCGGACGTAATTCCTAAATTCTCTCTTACATCCCGCAGTTGTGCCGAATATACCGGAGCATCTTGTCCATCTAAGATATCAGTAAATGCCCAAGGGTTGTTTGGATCTACCTTTTCGCCAAGCAACTGTTGAGCCTGAGATACATCTACAGCCGCATCGTGGATAGCCATTCCACCCTTAGCCTTATCAGCAATAAGATCAAGGTATTTAATTAAAACCGCCCCACCCTGCGATTTTGGATCAAGAGCAAAAACTGTATCCATTGGGCGCATTTGTTTGCCGAATGTGTAAGCAGACAACGCATCTCGTAGACGGGGATCTAGTTTCTTTTCGACGCTAGAATTTAAAGTTTGAACCAAAATTCGATTCAAGCCCACAGCGTCTGTGTTGTCATCAAATGCTGCGCCAATAGATAAGCGGGTGAATAAAAACCTCGCCCGTAGACCGTCTTTTTGCGCTTTAACTGCAAGGGTGTCGTTTGGATGCTCATTAAGAGTGCCATTAAAGTCCTTCTGCCCCCCAAGTTGCGCTTCTTTTTGTGCAAGAATCTCTTTATATTGAGAAGCGGCAGCCAAATAAGCAGACTTTGCTTTTTCAGGTGAAATGCCCATTGTTGGAAGCATGGCATCAAGGGAAGACCTAGCCGCACCTCCATCCCAAGTGCCTGTCCCTTGAACTACAATATCCAAATCGGTATTAAAGACGGCAAGAGCGCCCGGTGTTCCGGGAATTCCTTCAAAGTATCCACGCGCCGCTTCTTGAGCGCGTTGAACCTCACGCCTTGGAGCCATCTTCATCCATTCCTCTTCAAACTTTTGTAGATACAGTTCTTTCTGCATCTCTGTAATAACAGAGCCGGGTTTATTCATTCGATTCATTAATTCTGTTTTGGTATTAACGAATGCTTCCTGCTCTGTCAAACGGCGTCTTGCCTTGGTTGTTGTGGGAGGTGATTCAAGTACTGCGCTGCTCTCAATAAGAGTTTCAACTGCTTTTTGTTGATTAAGCATTCCGGCGGTAATAATATTTGTTCGCGCAGTTTGAAATTGACCTTCCATCCAATCACGTTGTTCTTGCGAAGTTCCTGAAGCATCCAAAGATTGTAATACGGCTTCTTGAGTGGTACTTCCGGTTAGAACGGCTTCAACTTGCCTGTTGCCCCACGCTTCAAACTCTGCTCTCTTTTGAACAGCAAGCCTGTCGTTGTTGGCATCAATACGCCCTTGGTTTACAGCAATTTTTTCAATGGCATAAGCGGTTGCCGAAAGCGGTCCGGTTCCAACATTTAAATTGTTAAAGATATCCATAACTCCGGCAATATCCCCGCTTGCCGCATACTCAACAAAGTTATCAGTTACTCGGTTGTTTGCTGCTCGGTTTCCTACAATAGCGCCCATATTGTCGAGTCTTTGAATAAAAGACGCTTGAATCTCAGGGGCTTGCAGCGGGTCTTGCATATCGGTAACTGTTTGATACACAAGAGAATCGATTGAATTAGCAATCACACGATGCTGTTCTTGAGTCACATTTTCAAGATGACGCATTCCCATGCTTGCTATGAAAGGATTAAACGACTCATAAAAAGCAGAACTCAGATAAGCAGAGTCTCCGAAGCGGTCATTGGATTCGTTATTAAAGGTGTAAGCCAAGGCATTAAAATGACTAGAGTCCTTAAAAAAGTCCGGATTTTGGGCTGCCTGATCGTTGTATCGCTGTTGAAAATCAGCACGAGCCTTTAGTCCTTCAATGGTTCCACTAGCCTGTTGTGCGCCGATGGCAAGCCACGGATTCTCCGCAGGATTGATTTGACCATTTGCCACCAAGGTCTTGTACGAATTTTGACTGCTATTAACAAGGAACTGTCCCTTTTGCAGATCTGCTTGATTCTGATCCTGCTTAAACGCTCCGGCAAATCGTGCAGCAGATACCGATAGGTTGCTGAACGACTCACTAAACATCAAAGCAAGGTTTACAGATTGCTGATCATACAGTTGAGCAGCAGCCGGAGCAGGTTGGACATAGGTGCTGACAGGTTGCGCTATAACGCCAAGAGAAGGATTAGGTAGAGCCATAGTTGTATTTCTGTTATGGTCGGGCTAGGAGTGGAGGTGGAGCAGGAACACCGCCTGTGCCTACGCCGGGAGGTGTCTTGAACGAACCCAACGAACCATAGACGCTGAAGCCTGTACTGATGCCGTTCATAATACTTGTTGCAGGAGACACGGTCTGCACAGGAGGAAGCGGAGCGGGAGTACCTGCGTTAATAGCAGCCTCACCACGGGCGTAGATGCCCTGAGCGTCCATTGAGAACTGCTGCCTCATATTGTCTTGAGTTCGCGTGTAGGCTGACTCATGTTCAAGAACATCACGTTCAAACTGTTGATGAAGCAGGTCAACCGATTGTCCTGTAATACCTGCGCGTCCAAAGGATACAGCGGATGTTGCCGAAGCACTCTTAGCCGCACGGGAAATGCCTTCTAGTTCTAACCGCGTTGCTGCACGGGCTTGAAGTTCGCGCAAGCCCAACTGATCAATCTGAAGACCGACATCTTTGATGACGGCATCCTTGTTGTTTTCAAAGTTCTGTTGTCCGGCAATCTTTAAACGCTTACGATAAGAGTTCTGAGCGTTTGCTGCTTGATTCTGTGCCGCCATGCCTATCCCGGAGGCTAGGGCGCCAATTCCCAAACTAATTGATATAGGTTCACACATTCTTCAAATCCTTAAATAGACTTTACAATTGGACTTTGGTCTATACGACAAAACTCAACAAAGGGGCGGCGTTCAATGCCATATGTTGGAAGTATACGAATAAACTTAAACTTAAGCCATTCCAAATAACGAATATGCACGGCGTTACGGCAATCAACCACATTGGTTAACACCGGATATTGTTTTTGAAATTTGTTAACGTAGGCTACTGACTCTTTTAAAAAGCCGACACCTACAAAAGACAGTTTATCGGTTCCCATGCACCATATTTGCGCGGCAAACGGTGCATGGTCTGACGGGGCAATCCCAAAGATGCCACACGGAAGCATGGTCTTTGTTTCAAAGATGGTGTAGACTTCAATGCTGCAATCTACAGAATCGCTGAGACATTGTAGAGGGGACTTTCCACTTCCGGCTTGAATCTCATCACAATCAGCCTGTCTTAAATTTAGTGCAATTGGACGCACATCTTCCGGCATTGTTGGATAGATAGTAATCATTTAACTCCGCATTGCACGAGTTTCATAGATGGCTTCAAGTTCAGCCGCAAGCAATTTACAAGCAAAAGGTGAATCGTTAATAACGGTAACTGTAAGATTATCGTGTTTAGAATACAACGGAAGTCGAAAAGTCCCCGAAGCCGTTGCGGGAGCATTGAGAACCATCAGTCCTACGGTATTAGCCGTTAAGAAATATTCGTATGGGTCTTCGTTCTTAAGAGTAACTAACACCTTAAAGTAACCTGTTTCCGCATATTGAATAGACAGATATCGCATTTGATATCTTCCGGAAACAAAAGAACTGTTGTTATTAGCGTTTCGCAGGTAAAAAGGAGAGAACGTATAGTTCATACTATACTTCGTACCAATCCAAACTTTTTGATCATCCCATTTGCCCTGCACGGTAACGGTTGCTTGTACTGAAGGGGCAGCGTCTGAGTAAACTGTGCCGGAAACAATTGGGATTACATACCCCACAGAAGACACTACTTGCGTTATAGTAGAACTATAACTTAGTGGTTTTGGTAAAGTAAAGGTCGTTGTGTTAGTGTTGGTGGCATATACCCCGGCATTTGAAGCACTAGTGGCAAAATACTTTCTTTGGTCAAGAAAGGTTGTAGTGTCTACGCCGGAGATCAAGGTATCAGTAGTTCCTAAGCCTACTTTTATCTTTTCAAAAGTAATCCAATTTGTGGTAGAAGTCTTTGGACGAAGCACTATTGTATAAAGATCTGACTCGACAAAACCTGCCCACACCGGACGAGCCTTAGTGTTAGCAAAGGTTGCAGTATCTTTGAAAGTAAACTTAAACCACGCTGATTGCACCTTCTGTCGCTCTGATAGGAAGTAGCGGTACCCATACATATCCCCGTTAGCCACAACAACATTAAAGGTGTCATGGGAAGCCGCAGCAAGGCAAGTAACAGGACCTTCGATGTACTGAGGCACTCGGCTAGTCAGTTCATCTGCAAGATAGGCACCACTTAGCGCAGGTTGCGGAATCAATTCACGCATACCCAAATAAGCGCCGTTTCCATACAGAAAGAAAATGGAGTTGGCTGTCGGTACAGGTTTGACTATTGGAGACAGGTTCTCAAACTCACCTACAGGCACAAGACTAACGGTGCTTGGCGTAAAGACAGCCTCAGACCGTAGCGCAAGTTGACTTGTAGGTGTAAAGATAATTAGATCTGTGTTGAAAGGCACAGCAGCCATAACCTTACCAACGCGAGGGCTACTTGATGCGATATCAATTGGGTCGGTGTCTGAAAGTTGTGTTGCGGACTCTTTAAAGAAGTTAAAGAATTCACCTACACGACTGAAGACAAGATTCTCACCCGACAGAAATCCAAGACGGTTTTGAAAGAACACCATGTCTTGAACTTTGCTTCCGGTAAACGAAGGAAAGGGGCAAGTTTTATCGTCACCAATATAGCGTTGTTCCCACTTAAAGGCTGAGTAATCGGCACCCAATGGCACCCCACCTGAGCCGGGAGTTCCTGTAATTCCGTCTGCTTGTTT